TCTACTTTTTTATGTGTTTTTTTTTTTTTTTTTTTTTCTTCTGTTTTTTTTTTTTTGTTTGTTTCTTCTATTTTCTTTAATTATTTTTTTGTTTGTTTTTTTTTTTTAACCTTATCCTTAATTGCTTGAATTTGACTAGCCATTAATCCCAAATTAACTGCATTTTTTGCAACATATTGTATTCTTTTTTCTAAATCATATCTTTTAAAATTATTTATCAAAGTATCTATTTTCTTCCATATATTATCTTGTGCTTGTCTATTCATACTTATTATATTAGTATATTATTATTTGTTACATATTACTATTAGTATTTTAAATTTATTCGGTTGGTGTATATATATAATAATTGTTTTTTAAGAAAATATCATCTACTACACAAATTGTTTCGGTTGTATAATATTTTGATATATTGTCTAAAAATTCTAATGTACCAATATCACTAGTTGCATTATATGTATCAATAACATTGATAATGTTGTATATATTATCGATATCTAGTGGAATCGTGCCGACCATTTTTTTCACTATATTACCGGTGTTTAAATTATTTATTAGCAAAAAATCCTTTTTAAATGTTCTTTCTATTAGTATATTTATAGAATCTATATTTTTTGCCTTAATATCATTTAACTGTATTTTTATATCATTTATTAAAATATTGTATATTTTTTGGGTTAATTCTTCTTTTTCTTTAATTACTGTTGTTCTTTTGATTCTATTATAGTAATTTTTTATTTCAATCATTTTTAATTTCAAATTATTGATATCAATATACGATGTATCTTTGCATGGTAAGTATCTAAATACACAAAATACAGTTATTAATATTTCTTCATAGAATTTTACTACATCATATTCTTGTCCTTTTTCACTTTGAAAATACTCAAAAATTTTATTGAAAATAATTGATTTTATTTCAAGTGGTCCTTTCATGTTACTTTCATTTTTGAAACAATCACTATGTGTTGGACAATATTTTTCCAAACATTTATTTATGTAATCAGGTGAAATAAAAATTGCTTCTTTTTGTTTTTGATAAAAAATATTCTTTATATCATCACGCATAGAATCCAATGATTCATTGATGAAATTACCCTCAATCTGGCGATAGTTGCATTCGTTATAACCATATTCGAATCGTTTTTTTAGTTTTGTAAAAACGATTTTAACACAATTTAATAAATTCCTATCTATTTCTAAAATTTTATTCAAATTATCTTTAAAATTTTCTTTTTTTTCAAAAATTAATTCTATATCTATGTTTTTTTGGTTTTTGTCAGCATCATAAGATATGCCATTTTCTCCTGTATAAAAGTTTTGAATATAAAATTTAAAAAATGGATATCCTAATAATACATTATACAATTCAGTTTCATACTCTTCTGTTTTATTTATTTTATTATCATGTTTTGTTATTTCTGAAAAATATTCTGTTAAATTAGTGTTAATACCTACAAAAATTTCATCTTTATCGAATACAGTTGAATGGTAGTTTTTTCTGTTTATATATATAAAATCATTGAACTTATCTTTATTATTAGTATAATTAAAATGTGGTTTATACAAAATATATGGTATATATTTATTTTCAAATTTTTTTTCTTTAAAACTTTTTAATATTTTTTCGAAATTATCACTATTTTGATTTGTATTATTTTTTGTCAAATCATTTATTTTTTGTTCAATTGTACCAAAAATATCTAAATATTTTGTTTTAATAAATTCTGTTTCGTCAATATTTAAATCATCATCCAACCAGTCCAAATTAATTATTTTTTTAATCCATACATTAAAAATTTCGTTTAATTCTTTTTTAAATTCGTTAAAGTTATGAAATTTACTAAAAAATTTATTTATTTCCTCTATTTGTTTATCAAAACAGTCTTGAAAAAGTTTTTTTATATAATCATCTTTGATGTCAGCGTAGAGATTCTTATCATAATCATTATCGATGACATTGTAGACATTATTATTATTATTACTATTATTATTATTATTATTATTATTATTATTACTACTATTATTATTATTATTATTATTATTATTATTATTATTACTATTATTATTACTATTATTATTACTATTATTATTACTATTATTACTATTACTATTATTACTATTACTATTACTATTATTATTATTATTATTATTATTACTATTATTACTATTATTATTACTATTACTATTATTATTACTATTATTATTACTATTATTACTATTATTACTATTATTACTATTACTATTATTATTATTACTATTATTATTATTACTATTATTATTATTACTATTATTATTATTACTATTATTATTATTACTATTATTTTTCTTCTGCTTGGTCTCGGTATTGGTGTCCTTTTGTATACCTTGGTCATTTACTCGACCAATATTGTTGTTTTTATTTTCGGTATTACTATTTTTATATTCGTTATAAATTTTGTTAAATTCATTTTCTATTTTCTTTAATTCTGGAATATTTATTTTTTTGAAATCGTCTCTATTTATAATTTTATTCATTTTTTCTATTTTTTTCTCTATATTTGTATTATTTATTTCATTTAATTGTTTTGTTAATTTATCATTAGGATTTTTTTCTAAATATTTCTTTAAATATAGAAGAATATCTGTAATTTTGGTGTTAATTGTATTAATAATACCTACACCACCTGATTGTGGTTTACTTTCTAAATTCAAAAAACTCCTAATTTCTTTCATATTATTACATAAAAAATTATTTTCTACACCAGCAAAATCTCCCAGTATCAAATAACCATTAGGTTTACCGGTTTCGTTTGGTATAAATTTAATAAATAGGAGGGAATGACTTCGAGAACTTACGGGATTATTTGTAGTTCCTTTCACTAATCTATCTTCATCAATCAAATATTTAATTAATTCTGCAAAATTTTTGTTTGATATATCTACTGAATCACTTTTATTATTACGATATGGATGTTTTATTTTATGGGGTATTGTTTGTTCTACGGCGGTAAAATCATTTGTTTCACTATAATAAGCAAAATTATATTTTTCTGATAAGCATTCGGTATATAAAATATTTGGATAAGTACCTTCGTCATAAATATTTTTTAAACTATTACTTGTACAATTAGTATAATCATTTTTATTTTTTTCATCTTCAACTGATATATTTTTTTCATTTAACAATTTATATATTTTTGTATCATCATCATCATCATCAATTTCGTTAAGCTCATCGAGAGTTAAAAAAATATTACGTTTTTTAAATTCTTCTATTGCAGATTTCTTAACCTCCTCGGTACGATTTTTAAGAACTTCAAGCTCTTCAAAGTTTATTGATTGGTTCTCGGGAACACGTTTATTAAAAATTTCATTTGTTTTTAATTCTATTTTTGAAAATTTGCCTTGTTCACATATATTTTTACAAATTTCAATTACAATACCTTCTTTATTTACTTCATTTAGATATATTAGAGAAGATGTTTTACCTGAACCACTTGTACCATAACCTAGTATGAATACAGGTACCCCCGCTATTACACTATCAACTACTTGGTTCATTTGTTGTGCAATATTTGTATTATTTTCGTTTGGTAGAAATATTTGTGAAAATCTTCCAAATAAGTAATTTGTTTCGTTATTACCATTATTATCATTATTACCATTATTATCATTATTATCATTTATTTTTTTATATACTAAACTGTTAATTTGTTCATTTATATTTTTATTTACATGAATTTCATATTTATGGGGTTGAATACAATGATTATCGGAACCCCCAAAATAATTTAATTTTACATACGTTAATATTTTTTTTGATACATTTTCTTGAAGTATCTTTTTAAGATTATCAACAAATTCTCCATTATTCTTTTCTATATTATCTATGATAGTAAATAAATTAATTTGAACATCGCCATGACCATCATTGCCATTTTTTATAATTTGTAAATTGATAGGTTCACTTGCTTTTTTGTAAATTTTATCAATAGTATGTATTATTATATTTACAACATCATTCACTATGTTCTTATTCCTTTTCTCGTCGGAACGTATTCCTTCGCTTAAATTAAATACAACATTTCTTAATATATCAGATAATAATTTAATATGAATATAATTAAAATTTTTATCGAAAACGTCGATAATTTTTAAGTCATTCAAGTTTGAATAAATTTTTTGTAACTCCTTTTTGTAATTTTCCAATATTTTTTCGAAAAACGCATTAACCTCTTGCTGAATTTTATCGTCTTTAATTTCTAATTCATTAAAATTAAATCCATAAAATAAAAATAGGAAAATGGTTTTTTTTATATCTTTTTTTTTTAGAGAAAATGTATTATTATTTGAGGTAATATTAAAATCAGAATAAACATTATCAAATAGAGAGTTTATATATTTACTCGATAATGAATTTAATTTTAACACGGTAGGATGTGTAATATATGAATCCACAAATCTCTCAAAACTTTCTACTAAATTTTTTATTATGTCAAATTCATAATCATCAGTATCACCAATAACTGATTCATTACTTTCCCCTCCTAATTGTTTATTTTGTTCAAACGTGTTTGAAATATGGGTATTCATACTTTTAGTCAAGTCGTCGGCTCTTTTTAATAATTCTTTTGTTTTATTTGATGTTACAATTTTGGTTGCAGGTACAGTATTAGTAGTAGTAGTAGTAGATTCTGCTGAATCATTTGAATTTTGGGTAATTGTGATTATGTTATCTTTAAAATTCAAATTTTTAAACGTATATATTTGACCATTTTCACTACTATTCATTTTTTTATGAAATAATGATATATCTATTATATTTGAGAGTTTCTTTTTATTTTCTATATAAGAATAATCGTCACTTGAAATTGGAATCCATATGATATCATTACCGGTTATGGTTATTGTATTATTATCATCATTAAAAGTAAAATCGCCTTTTGAAAAAAACGTACCAAGGATTTGACTATCTTTTACAATTGATAATGTATCACTATATTTATCCCAATATTTATTCCAATCATTCGATTGAGACATTATATAAAATACTATATATTAAGGATTTTATATAATTTTTTAACAAATCACATTCAAAACAAAAAAAATCCAAAAATCCATAAAACTCAAATAAAATCAAACAACAACGGTATTTCCGACATATCCACGCGAACCAGCATTGGGTCTCTGTCATGTCGCGATATCCAAAAGATATACTTTTCGCCTAAAATTCGCATTCCTACACAAAACTCTACTCCTAATGTTCTGAAACAAAATGTACGCGAATATTTAATCGGTCTAAATGTTTCTTTATCCAATAATACCATAATATGATAATAATGTCGCGGATAATGTTCTTCGCTCAAATGCACTATTCCCAATAACCCCGCATCGGTTTCCACAAACGGTGCTGACCCGCGGACTTTGTGAAACAGTGGCGATTGTATTGGATAACTATGCGTTATCTCCAATGTATCTGTTTCCGGATTCACTTTCCCCATTTCCAGTGGCGACCATTTATAAATAAAATATTCTTCATCAGTGTCAGCGCCTTCGTGAGTGCCTTTAAGAACCACAGGTATCCAATTCTTTTCGCACCAACTATCGCCACCCGGCGGTTTCAATATCTTGCAATCCCGGTATTCACACGTATCCACGTCATATACACCATTCATCATCATATTACGTCCATTCAATGAATAGCTCACCGTTGTTGCAATGAATTTGACTAAACCATTCATACTATACAACCGAATATCTTCTAAACCTCGTGAAAATGATGTCTCGGAAGATGGCATATCAATCTTTTCCGTCATTTCATAAAACGTCATTGGCTGCATATTTTCGTCTAATTCCGAAATCAAATTTTTATTCTCTATAATGCGGTCAGGGTGATGAAAAAAATAGGCACCGGTATCCATTAACCAATAGCTTACATATCGGGTATTTAGTAAATGTTTTCCGTCATGGTATACATACGATGCCGACGTGGGGTAATATTCATGTATATATGGGTATGAATATTCTTCAAAAGTAGCAACATCGTATATTTTTTTCGTGAAAATGTCGGCGGACATAAAAATAATGGTATCGTCATGCCCCGCCAAAAACCACGTTGGATGCCAATCACATTTGGCTTCTAACCATGCCCAGAAATTCACCTCCCAAACAAGGCGATGACTTTCTTTCAAAAACTCGGGGAAATATTGTCTATACAAATTGTAAAAATGAACAATGGAATCGCGGTCTCCCAAGAAAAACCCGCCGCAAAAACGCCAATGAATGAAATCAAATGCACGGCCAACATCATCTGGTGGTAATTTTCCCCAACAACCTGGAATAGTCAAACAGGTGTCCGCATATTGACGATGCGCCAATAAACGCAAATATTCCAACGTCTTCTCCTTTTCTTTGAAAATATAGGCAATATTGAAATCAATCCATGAAAAATGAGTGGACCCCCATGGATTCACATCAATCGCCTTTTTCAAAAATTCGGTTTTTGCGTTCATTAGTAATATATATTCGTTTGTATCCTTTCCTTCGTTACGATAACTTGGTAAATCCCATGTACCTGGTTGCAAATTCATTGCATCGGTGCATGTTTCCATGGATTTGAAATCAATAGTTTTCAATATGACGTTGGGGTAATCTTTGGAAATTTCGGTCATGACCTCTTCGTATTCTGGACTAATAAAAACATAGAGTTGAATACCGGTTTTCATAATATCCGAAAAATGTCGTGTTCTCCATTCAACATCCCGATTGTCGTAATGTGTTTCGTATATGTTTATATAGGATGTTACAAAAGTGATACACGATTTTTCATTTTCCATTGTAATATAAAAATATATACAGAAGAGTTTTTATATATTTTTTGTATTTTTGTATTTTGTTTTGTTTTGTTTTTCGTTTTATCAAAATCGTTCAAACAAGTAGGAATCGTATTTCTCAATATATTCGTCTAAACCATCGTCGCTATATTGTAAGATAGATGATAAATCTGGAAATATTGTTTTGTTGTTGTCGTTTATCGTACTGTTGTCGTTTATCGTACTGTTGTCGTTTATCGTACTGTTGTCGTTTATCGTAGTATGAGAATATTTATAGCCATGGTGATCGTCATCGGTTTGAGTTTCAGTTGTATTATATTTTTGTTGACCCACGTGGTTGAAGTATATAAATTCTGTCAAATATTTTTCTTTGTTTTCGGCATGAGTTTTCCATTCCCATTCATCGTCTTCATCTTCGTCTAAATCATTAATACGGACGCCAATCGGAAGATTTTTCTTTTTTTCTTTTTCCAATTCTTTTTTCAAATTCGTCATTTCAGCTTCCAGTAATTTGATTTTTTCGGTCAATACAATACTGTTTTTTGCATAATCATCTAAATAAGATATATATTTCACTTGCATAGTATCAATCAAGAGTTCATTTTGCCGAGCTCGTTTTTGCAACAATTTGTTTTCTTCTGATAAATAATATTTTTCTTTCAACAATATGTTGATATATTCGCGCTGGGTTTCAATCATATTTTGGTTCATACTTTGATTTATTGTTTGGTTCAATATAAAATACACAAATTATTTCAATTTTTTATTGGTTTATTGTTTTCATGATAAAATGAATACAAAGCATCTTGAAAATTAACACCGCCATCAAATGCATGCGGTCTTTTCATTTTTATTTGGCTAATAGCAGTAATTGGGTTTACATTATAATATTTCATCAAATAACATGCGACAAACGCACAAGACCGTTGTATACCAGCATAACAATGAACTAATACTGGTTGTTTATTTTTTATAAAATTTCGCATTTTTTCCAGAACATCAAGTCGTTTCATAATAATTAACATTTTATCGCAGTCCATCGGGTCATCATTGATTGAAATCCGCAAACAATTTGAACAACTTTTCGGAAATGGAATATCGTTACTACAATTGATAATAAAATCAAATTTACTGGCGTATTTCAATGCGTGAAAATTTCCAATAAACAAATACGGTATAATTTCATCATATTCATGATATGAATATGTGTATTCCATTCTATAAATAAAATATATTTTATATAAAAGAAAATAAACAATTTTTTGTATAATTATGAAAATGGTTCCAAATTGCACCTTAATTACTGCATGTTTTGTATTGACCAAATACAATCCATCATCACGTTCTCGCGAAGAGACATTGAAGAATATAGAAACACTTCTTTATATTCCGGTATTTTTGGTTATTTATTGCGATTCGTCTGTTATAGATCATATAAAACAAATTCGTAATAAAAAAGGTTATGGGCATTTAACCCAATATATAGAAACGGATTTTGAGAACATATGGGCATATCAATATCTAGACAAAGTGAAAGAAAACCGTGCAAGATATCATCCTACCCGCGATAGTCGAACCTGTGCAGAAAGTCATTTGCTCTGTTGTAATAAATTCGATTTTTTATTGAAAACAATGAATGAAAACCCTTTTCATACAGATAGATTTGGTTGGATAGATTCGAATATTGGAGTCAATGCATCAAAAATTGCGCGAAATTATCATATTAATATGTTACCTGATGTATTGAACAATATAACCGATAAATTCAAGATTCAAATATTGAATGTTGCCGATAAAAAATACAAAGACCCCGCCATGAAAATGGAATTTTATAACCAATATCGGTGGGTAGTCTGTGGTTCTCTATTCACAACTGGTAAAGAAGTCGGTATACCGATTTTGAAAAGACTCAATGAAATTTTCATAGAATCAACCGAAGCGGGGTATGGCCACGCGGAAGAAATGTTTTTCTTGGAAGTATTGGACGAATTTTATGATTCAATCGATAAATCATACGGCGATTATCATCATATATTGAACAATTTCATTCAACCTAAAAGTGATTTATTGTATACATATATGAATATTGTAAAAAGATATTACGATTTTGGCTATTATCGCGAATGTTATGATTGTTCTCATTATATGATTGAATATTTGAAAACTGTGAAAGAAAAAGTGGATTATGCTACTTATATGATGATATTGTTATGTTATTATTCTTCTGCGAAACAGTATAAGTCAAATGAAGTTCCTAGAATATCAAATCATATTGCTTATTTGGTAACTAATTATAGTGAATTCGCAGAGGAATTTCATAGATATCGTCATTTACATGGTATAACTGGATTCGAATCGGCAAAGATTTTTTGAAAATCGACTGATAAGATTTTTTACACCTTTTCTCATTTACACCTTTTCTCATTCAAAACGCCCATTTTATATAAAAAAAAAAAGAAAAAAATTGAATAATTATTTCATGTAATTTTTATCGTATACAAAGATAATACAACAAATGAATTTACTTTTATTACCAAAACATTTACAAGATTTGATAAGTGAGTTCAATATAGAACATAGA